ACATAGGAGGGACGATGTCCCTAAAGGCATTATTTAGAGCCGGTAAAGAATTACTTAAGGCGGAGAGGCCTAGACCAACACCGGCTACCGGACAACAGCCAAGAAGAATAGGAGATAACAATCCCCCTAGTCCAATTGATAAACCTAAACCTTCACAACAAACAGGAAAAGAATTAGTTACACAAGAATTAAAAAACCCACCTGTTGTTCTTAAACAAACAAAACCCCTACAGATGGGTGATGACATGGCACCTGCTTTTGGTTCATCAACCTATGACTGGGCTATGAGAATGGGAAGATCTAAATACAGCGCAGACGAGTGGCTAGATCATTTAACATCTACTAGAAAAGTAAACTTTAATATATTTGGTAAACCTGCAACTAAGACTGTCCGTGAGCAGAAAAGATTTAAATACGATTCAGGACCCTTTGCCGGTAAAGAAGTTAGTGTATCCAAAGAAGAATTATTCGATTCCAATTTAGCAATTTTCAATGAAGCAGGAGATCTAACCGGTGGCCTGTTATTTGCAGCAAAGAAGTTCGGTCTTAAATTAGATGCTAATGAAATAGGATCAATGATTAAACTAAATCCTATCAATAGATTAAAACCAATAGAGTTTGGAGTTGCACCAGGAGTTAAAACAGCTTTCGACAAGTCTTACAACACTGCAAGATCTACCGTGCAAGAGTTACAAGTTAAATACAAAGGAGCAGGTACAGGAGAGATAAAAGAATCTTTAGATGACTTACAATACTATTTAAATGCAGCAGGAAGAGGGGGAAGTCAAAGTGCTATTAAGGATGTTAACGGTGCTATGAAAAGATTAAGTGATGCTATCCCTCCGAATGAAAGAATTGTTTTAAATAAAACTATAGGAGACTTAAATACTAAAGCGGCCCCTCTACAAAAATCTATGACAAAATACGGTGATGAGTCTAACTACACATTACAAGGAGGTAAAGATTACAGAGAAACTGTATTTACCCTTCCCGAAGATATCGTAACCAATTCATCACTTAGAAATAAAGGTGGACACTTTACTAGTGAGATTGGAGATGCGAATAATATTTATCATATAAGGTACGATACAAGGTTCACCCCTGAAGGTAAAAAAGTATTTATGATTAATGAAATACAGTCTGATGTAAACCAGAGTATTGCTAAGTCTTTAACTAAATCCCAACAATTAGGAGGAGAACGTAGACTTAATCCATTTAATGCTGACATAGAATTAAATTTACTTGTAAGCCAACGAGGTAAGATGTTAAAAGATTTAGATGATGCAGTTGCTAATAATGAGTTTGGAAGAGTAAATTCAATTAGTGCTTCTATGAAAGATATTAATACAAAATTAAAAAGATTAACTACGAGTAGAGATGCTTCTGGAAATAGTAATACCAAAGATTATTTTCCTATGGTTGAAGCGGATTCTTATGGGGACCATGCTGTTAAATATTTAATGCAAAAAGCTGCGCGTGAGAATGTTGATTACATAGCCGTTGCTCCTTTTGACAAAGTAAGTTTCAGACAAGGTTATAAAGCGGGTAATGAAAGATTTTACGGATACGCTAATGGTAAAGGTATTGGTAAAAAAGGAAAAGCTGTACTTCCCGATGTAATGAGTAAGAATGCAAGATTCTATGGTTCACAAGCAGGGCCAACAAAAATATCTTTATCTGATCCAACTAAACCATATAAAACAATGGGAACAGATAAATTTAAGTATCCATCAGATCATCCTTTAAAAGGAAAAGAAATTAAAAGTGATTATCACACTACCGCTCAAGAAAGTCCTGCTAGAGAAACAATGGGTCCCGGAACCTTTAAAAATATTCCAGAAGGAGATCCACGCTTGTATTTTGATGCATATGCGATTAAAGTGGTTCCACTAATGAGAAATACACAAAAAACTTATAAGTCCCAAGGCGGACTTGTGGTGGATATGTTTAAACCAATAAGGTACAATTAATCATGGCGATAGAAAAAGTAACAGAGGAATTAGCAGAAGAAGAAGTTGAACAACCGGATGGTTTACCTATAGACGTAGAGATCGAAGGTGAAGAACAGGTTAATGAAGAAACACCTGAACAAGATTTTAATGCAAACCTTGCAGAAGACATGGATGAAAGAACTCTTAAAGAAATGGGTTCTGATTTAGTTGAAGAATATAAAAAAGATAGAACTTCTAGAAAAGAATGGGAAGACGCTTACATTAAGGGTTTAGATTTATTAGGTACAAGAAACCAAGAAGTAACAAAACCATTTAAAGGAGCTTCCGGTGTCACGCATCCGTTGTTAGCAGAAGCTGTTACACAGTTCCAAGCACAAGCTTATAAAGAATTAGTACCCTCTGACGGGCCAGTACGAACACAGGTTATAGGACTACAAACACCGGCCACCGAAGCACAAGCCGAGAGAGTTAAAGATTACATGAACTACCTGCTGATGGAGGAGATGGAAGACTACACAACTGACATGGATCAGATGTTATTCTACCTACCTTTATCTGGATCTACATTTAAGAAAGTTTATTTTGATGCCTTGCGAGACAGGCCTGTATCTAAATTTATTCCAGCAGAAGATTTAGTAGTTCCATACTACGCATCTGATTTAAAAGATTGTGAAAGAATTACTCACGTTATTCAAATGACTTTAAATGAAGTCACTAAAAAAATGGCTGCAGGTTTTTACAGAGACATTGATTTAATTGATAGTAGTACAGAACCAGATTCAATTCAGAAAAAATTAAATGAATTAGAAGGTGTTAAAGGTACTGGATCAGATTATTTAAACACTATACTTGAGATGCATGTAGATTTAAATTTAGATGACTATGAAGATTTTGATGACAAAGCTAAGAAAATTAAAATTCCTTACATCGTAACTATTGATGAAGGTAGTGGAGAGGTTTTATCTATTTACAGAAATTACAAGCCCGATGATTCCACTTATTCTAGAACAGAATATTTTGTTCATTATAAATTTTTACCTGGACTAGGTTTTTATGGTTTTGGTTTAACACATATGATTGGTGGCTTATCACAAGCTGCGACACAAGCACTAAGACAATTGATTGACGCAGGTACTTTAAAAAATTTACCAGCAGGATTTAAAGCTAGAGGTATTAGAGTTAGGGATGATGATCAGCCTATTCAACCAGGAGAGTTTAGAGATGTAGATGCACCTGGAGGAAATATTAGAGATCAGTTCTTTAATTTACCTTTTACAGAGCCTTCACCAACATTATATAACCTTATGGGTTTCGTTGTTCAAGCAGGACAGAAATTTGCTGCTATTACAGACTCTAGTGTTGGTAATGATACTCAAAACAGAGCAGTTGGAACTACAATGGCGTTAATGGAAAGAGGATCACGGGTAATGAGTGGTGTTCACAAACGTTGTTACTATGCGATGAGGTTAGAGTTTAAAATTTTAGCAAGAATTTGCGGTGAGTCTTTACCTCCAGAATATCCTTATGATGTTTATGGTGGTCCAAGAAATATTAAACAAACAGATTTTGATAGAAGAGTTGATATTTTACCTGTTGCAGATCCAAATATTATGTCTATGGCACAAAGAGTAACTCTTGCGCAGACACAATTACAAATTGCACAATCCAACCCACAGATGCACAACCTACACGAAGCGTATAGACGTGTTTATGAAGCGTTAGGGACTAAACAGATAGAGGCAATTTTAAAAGCACCACCGAAACAACCAGAACCCTTGGATCCAGCTAAAGAAAACGCAAGATCATTACAAATGAAACTACTTACAGTATTTGAATTTCAAGAACATGACGCTCACTTACAAGCACACATGGCATTTATGCAATCTAGAATGGTTCAAATTAATCCACAAGTATATGCATTACTGCAATCACACATTTCAGATCACATTTCTTTTAAAGCTAAGGGACAAGTTAAAGAAATGCTTATGCAAAATCCAGAAATGGCACAAATGGGGAAAGAAGACCCTCAACAGTTTGAAATTATGTTTGAAGCTGAGGTTGCAAAAGTTGCAGCAAGAATAACTCAAGAATTAGTTCAATCAGAAATGGCTTCACAAAATAAAGAAGACCCATTAGTTAAAATTAAACAACAAGAAATTGATTTAAGAGCTATGGATCTTCAAAGAAAAGCTGAAGAAACTAAATTTAGAGCTGATCAAGAAAACCAAAGAGCTTCAGAGAGACTTATGTTTGATTATGATAGACTTGAACAACAAGATGATCAGTCGGACGAAAGATTGAGAGTTGCTAGAGAAAAAATGAATAAAAAATGAGAAAAGGATTAAGTGGAGGGGTTCATTATGGACCACCTCCTAAAAGAGGGCCTAACCCACAAGGACTAACTGAAAAAATCTATAAAAGTGTTAAAACATACACAGAAAAATTTTTACGAAAGTCTAAGCAAAAAAAATAAATTAATATTTTTAGCTGGAGTCTTTGATGGTGAAGGTAGTTTTGGTATTTGGTCGTCCGGCCGTAGTAGATCTAAAAGATTTGGAACAACTGTAGAGACTTCTGATGAAGATATGGTAAAAAGATTCCATACTATGTTTGGGGGATCTTTTTTTGTCTGCCCAGCACGTCAAAAACACCACAAAGACACCTGGAGGTGGAGAGTAGTAGGCGATAGGGCTTACGAATGCATGGATAAGATGATATCCTATATGTGTTTAAGAAGACAGGAGAAATACAATGTGGTTACAAGCACTATCACTAGCAAGTAAAGCGGCTACACATATCTATAAGAATAAGCAAGAGACTAAAATGCTTATGTCTGATGCTGAAAAGCGTCATGCTTTAGCAATGGCCAACGGTGAGAAAGAGTACCAAGGTAAACTCCTGACTTCTAGGGATTCAGACTGGAAGGACGAATTTATTTTAATCTTGCTCTCAGCACCTATAGTATTACTTGCATGGGCAGTATTTTCTGATGATCCAGCAGCTATGGA